TCATTTTATATCATTTTATATTTGAGCCGAGTATGTTTTTCTTATTGAGTGAAAGGTTTGTAAATGTATAAAAAGCAGAATTGGAGAATCATAAAAGCAGTATTGAAATCATTGAAGGCAGGAGCTTCTATTGAGACAGCTTGTAATAAAGCGAATGTAAGCTTTGTTACATTTTGGCGTTGGAGAAAAGAGAATAAGCGTCTTGATAATATAACAAAGGCAATTTATGATAGCCGTATCTGTATTGTAGAGGACGCTTTATATAGGGACGCTGTTGCAGGGAATACAACCGCACAGATATTCTTCTTAAAGAATCGGGATGTAAACAGATGGAGAGATAGACACGAGTTAGATGTTTCCTCAGAAGAAGAACATCATATTGTAATAATAAGACCGCCTGCGATGATTGAGGATAAAAGTATAAAAGACGTTGGAGCTTTTCTTGAAAGAGATAATCCTTAAGCCATTTCAAGACGAATTTCTTTATAGTAAGGCGAAGAACCCTGCGATGATTTCGGCTTGGGGGACGGGGAAGACTCTTCTTGCTATATTGAGAGTTATGATATATTCAGAGCATATCCCATTTAATCACGGGGTAATTTTCAGGAAAGAGCTTACCGACCTTCGTGATTCTACGATGAAAGACTTTGAATCAAATACAAAGCTTAAAGTGAATTCAAGGAGAGATGTAGTATTAAGAAATCATTCGATAATATCTTTCCGACATCTTGAAGAAATAAATAATATCCAAAATATGAATTTAGGATGGTTCTTTATTGAACAGGCGGAAGAAATGCCGACAGATAAAGAATTCTTTACTCTTTGGGGAAGACTTCGAAGAAAAGTTGTCCCAGATGAAACATTTAAGTCTTTAGGGCTTCCTTTGCACACGGGATTTATAATTGGGAATGTTCGAGGGCGGAATTGGATTTATAATTTATGGAAACAAAACAATTCAAAAGATAAAGACTTTCATCTTATTGAAGCGACGACTTATGACAACATTGATGTTCTTAATAGTCAAGCTCCTGATTATATCGAAGGATTAGAGAAATTAAAGTTTATTAAGCCAGAGATATACAAAAGGTTTGTTCTTAATGATTGGGATGTAGAAGCCGAAGGGAAAGCAATAAGAGAAATATTTATTCGAGGATGTATCGGCGGGAAATTAGAAGACGTTATTGGTGGAGAAAATTATATTCTCGGGGTTGACTTGGCGAAGTATCTTGATTATACTGTAATTGTAGTAATAAAAAAGAGCACTCGACAGGTAGTTTATTTTGAAAGATTTAATGAAACGAGTTGGTTTCTTCAGAAGTCGAGAATAATCGCAGTTGCGAGGATGTATAATAATGCGACGATTGTTCCTGACAGCACAGGTGTTGGCGACCCTATTGTTGAAGACTTAGAGCGTGAAGGATGTGATGTATTTTTTGAAAAGGACGGGGACAGGTTAGGATTTGTTTTTAGTAGCAAGAGTAAGCAACAGCTTATTGAGAATTTAATTATTTGCATTGAGCAGAAGAAGGTTTCTTATCCTGACATTCCAGAGTTGATTGAAGAGCTTATTGAATTTTCAGTTGAAACAAAATCGTTGAATAATGTTAGATATTCTGCTCCTGAAGGAAAACACGATGATTGTGTTATTGCTCTTGCTCTTGCATTATGGGGCGTAGAAAGAAACGTCGAGCCGAGAATAAGTTTTTTATAGGTATGAAGCATTAGCTTCGAATACTAAAAAAGGAGAGGACAATGAAATTGTTCGGGATTAACATTTCTAAAGAAAAGAAAGACAATTCAAAAGTTATTTCGGATGAAGAAGCTATAAAGATTTTAGAAGAATCTATTAAAAAGTCTGGAAGCACGTTTGATAGGTTATGGTTAAAAGCAAAAGATTTTTCTGGAATGTCGTCATTTAGTCCGAAACCTTATGCTACAGTATCAAGCGTGTATAAACCTGTAAAAGCTATTTGCGACAATGCCTCGCAAAGCGTCCCTGCTTTTTATGATAAGAAGACAGGGAAAGAATTAACAAGCGGGGATAGTGTTTCCGAATTAAAAGCTTTGTTTGAAAACCCTAATGACAGGCAATCTTTTTCTGATTTTATTCAAGAGTGGGTTGGATTTTATTGTTTATATGGCGAGGGGTTTATTCATAAAATACAAAGCATAGGAAATGTAACGGGAAGGATTAGTATTCCGTTAGGGCTTGAAGTTTTTAATCCCGAATATATGAAAGAACAGGTTGATAATCTAACAAAGAGAATCGCCTTTTGGAGATACATTGATTCGCAGTTTAGTGTTGATGAGATTATTCATACAAAAGATTTTAATCCATACAATTTTTATAGAGGACAAAAACCGCTTAGTGCTATTTTAGACGAGATTGCTATTGATGAAAAGTCTTTAGAGTATAACCTAAACTTCTTTTTGAACGACGCAACGCCTAACGCAATACTTTCATCGGAAAAGAATTTAACCGAAGAACAGAAAAAGCGTCTTATTGATTGGTGGGATTCTAAACATCGAGGAGCTGGGAATTCTTTTCGTCCAGGCCTCCTTGAGGGCGGATTAAAGTTTACAACGATTTCGCAGACACATAAAGATATGGATTTCATTGAACAGAAAAGGTTTACTCGGGAAGAGATTCTCGGGATATGGAAGGCACCTAAAGCATTGTTTAATATTACAGACGACTTAAACTATGCCACATTTACAGGGCAGATGAAAATGTTTTGGATATACACGATTATCCCGATATTAAGAAAGTTCGAAGACGCTATAAATGTTCATCTAATTAACCGAATAAACCCGAACATATTATTTAGATTTGACTTGAAAAATGTTCCAGCGTTCCAAGAAGACTTTAATCAAAAAGTTTCAACAGCAAAGGTTTTATTTGATATGGGATTTACTGCAAATGAAATCGCTGAGAAATTAGATTTAGGATTCAACGATGAATCTTGGCGTGATGAATGGTGGATAAACGGGATGATGATTCCAGCCCGAGAAGTTATGAATATGGGATTTGATAAAGAAGACACAGAGGAAGAAGAAGTTTCTGGCGAGAAAGGATTCAAGGCGGAGAGGACAATGAAACAACTTATGCTCCTAAAAGCGTTCAAAGGTGTCCATTCGCAATTACAGATAACTTATTTTAATAAGCTAAAAAAGTTTTTTTACAATTTAAGAAAACAGGCATTATCTACTTCCGACGCTGATTTATCAAATGGGAAAGTAAATATTGATTGGGTTAAAGCCGATGAGGAATTAAAGAAAATATCGCTTCCTATCATTGAAGCAGGAATTAAGGCAGGTGTTGATATTGGTAAAAGGTATGTCGGGAAAAGTATCGCTGATGATATTCTGAACAGCAAGTTAGCGAGTTATCTTGTTTTGAGGGTTGATAAGATAAAAGATATTAACAGGGTAACGGAGAGAAAGATTAAAGAAACAATAAGAGTCGGGATTGCTGAAGGGCAATCTACAAGTCAGATGGCGGTTGATATTATTTCTCTTGGGCAGAAGGTAAGAGAGGATTTAAGGACATCATTTAATACTTTGTCATCGAGGGCGAGAACAATAGCAGTAACAGAAACCGCTGGAGCTGTTAATGGTGGAAGTTTTATTTATTATGATGAAGTCGGTATTGAGAATAAACAATGGTTAACAGCTCAAGATGAAGAAGTAAGAGAATCTCACGTTGAATGTGAACAGCAAGGAGAGATTCCGTTGCACGAGAAATTTCAGAATGGATGTATGTATCCGAGCGACCAAGATGGCGGTGCTGAAGAAGTAATAAATTGCAGATGTGTATTACAACCTGTTATATAAAATATTGAAAATAAAGGTTGAAAAGAATTTATCTAAGTGATAAAAATAAGCTAAGGGGGAAATTTCTTTATGGAAAAGATTTTCAAGATTTTCAAAGCAGAGATTAAAAAAGTTGATAATGAGAAGTTTACCGTCGAGGCAATAGTTAGCACGAAGAAACAGGATAGAGATGGCGATGTTATTCTTCCGAGTGCTTTTGAGAGGCGGTTAAAAGTTTATAAAGAACATCCTATTTTATTATCAAGTCATAATTATCAAGACTTGAGAAAACAGATAGGCGAAGCGATAGGGATTTCGGTTACAGAAAAAGGATTAGAGGCGACGTTCAAATATTACGCAGGGCTTGGAAATCCTGAAGCAGATTGGGCTTGGGTATTAGCACAAAAAGGAATTGCGAGTTTCTCCGTCGGATTTATAGGACACGAAAGCGAGATTATGCAAGAAAAAGATGAATCTGGGAATATGAGATATGTCGGGAGAAAATTTACTGATGTTGAATTACTTGAAATTTCTCAAGTATTAGTTCCTTCGAATAGAGGGGCATTACAGATGTCTGTTGAAAGAGCAAAAGAAGAAATAGAAATCTGCGAAATGGTTGGGAAAAGTTTTGATGGCGATGTGTTCTTCAAAGCCGAAGAAAAGAAAGTTGAAGAAAAGAAAGTTGAAAACAAGAAAGAAGAAAAGGTTGAAAAAGTGGAAGATAAAGCGTTCCAATGGGTATGTTCTAAATGCGGAAACGTCTTTGCTAAAGGCATTGACGAGATGGAATTAGTCTGCCTATGCGGAACGAAATGTGATTTAGAAGCAAAGCATTATAGCGAAATCATAGCTGAGCAGGGGAAAAACATTTCTATTCCTGTTCTTAACGCTGATGAAATCGTTGAGGTATTACAGAAAACTATTCAAAAAATATTTAACAAAGGGGAATAAAAGGAAAAATGGACATAAAAGAATTAGAATCATTGTTTCAAAAGAACCTTGACCCAATTTCAAAAAAGTTGGAAGGGTTGGAAGCAAAGGGGAATGAGAATTCTTCTCGTTTAGAAAAGATTGAGAAAATGCCTTTAGACAAAGTTGTTGCTCCATATATCAATTCCATTCCGAAGATTCATAACGGACGCCGAATTGAAAAACAAGCACAATTTATTCGTGAGTTGGCTGGAAAAAGCCCTGCGATGTTTGAAGCATTTCGTAGTGAAGAGAAGGTTGACGCTTTCGTAAAGGCGATGTTAGATTTTATTTGCAAAGCGACAATGAACGAAACCACTGGCTCACAAGGTGCTTATTTAGTTCCAGATGAATTTCAATGGGACATTATTCGATTAGCCGAAAACCAAAGCTATGCGTTACAGTTAGCCACTATTCTAACTATGAATAGCGACCAGCTATATGTTCCAGCAGAGCTTACACGTCCAGCGATGGCGTGGAAAGGCGAATCGGCTCAAATGTCTCAAGCTGATGCAACGTTAGCCCAAGTGAATCTACAAGCTAAAAAGCTTACTGGTTATACTGCGGTTACTAATGAATTGCTTCAAGATTCAGCCATTGACGTTGTTGGGTTAATTACTAAGCAAATGTCATACGGGATAGCGATAGAATTAGATAACCAGATGATTAACGGAACGGGCGACCCTGTTTCTGGTTTAGGGACGTCAGCAGTTACTAACATTGTGAATACAGCGACAGGTGCTATGTCGGCTATCACAGCGAGCGATTTGTCTTTATTGATTTCGAAGTTAGCACAGGGCGATTTAGTTAATGCAAGAATGCTTGTCGGAAGATTAGCTTTGCATTATATTCGCTCATTGAAAGACACGAACGGACAACCAATCTTTGCTAACCCTGGAATGAATGTTCCTGGAACGATATACGGATTCCCGTATGCGTTGACAGAGAATATTGCGAATACAGACGGAGCTGGAAAGCTTATGGGCGTGTTTGGAGATTTCAAGAAATTTATAATTGCCCGACGACAAGGTTCTATGGTTCTTGAAAGTAACCCATATAGTCGATTTGACTATAATGAAACACAGTTCAGAATGGTTACTCGATGGGCTATGGCAATCGGACGTGCGAGTGCGTTTGCAAGAATTACAACTCCTTAATTGTATAAGTTGAGTGAGAGTAGGATTGCGGGGGAGAATATCCCCCGCTTTCTTTAAAGGAAACGATGGACATATTATCTGAAATACAAAAATTAAGTCCCTTCTTCCACAATTTTATCCTTCACGGAATAAGAACAAAGCCAATCACAGGAAATAGTTGGAACGATAATTACCCTCAAAATCTATGGGAGATTATATCACCTTATGTTGATATAACAAAAGGCAAGGTATTAGATATTGGGTGTAATGCTGGGTTCTTTAGTTTTAAGTTTGCTGAGATGGGGGCTGATGTGTTAGGAATAGATATAGAGCAACCTGAAGCAACGACATTCTCATTCCAAAGAGCTATTGAGCAAGCGAATTTCATTAAAAGCGTTCTTGGATTAGAAGCCACATTTATAAAAGGAAATTTCTTTGACGTTAAAGGTATGTTCGATGTAGTATTATTTCTTGGTGTATATTATCATCTAAAAGATTATGCTTTAAGCCTTCCGAAAATAAATAGTCTATTGAATAAAGGCGGGGTATTATATCTTGAATCAGCGGTTGGAAGAGAGTGCGAGCATTACGGGGAAAACAAAGTATATCACAATGACAGAAGCAATTATTTCGTCCCGACGGTAGAATATCTTAAAAACGATTTAATAAATAACGGATTTATTATTGA